AGCTTGTATATTAAAGTGTATAAATCTAAATGGTTCAATTCCCGGATCTACTGTAAATTCATGACCAATATATGAATTAAAAAAAACAAAAACACCTGGTATTGCTTTGAAATTTACTTTTTCTGATGCATCACTTGTTTCAGCAATATTTTTTTCAGGTAATTGTATCATTAATTTACCTGGTCTTGGATCATAAAATATTGGACGAGATGTTTTATCAGAACATTTTAAAAAATAAAAACCAGAAATATGACCATTCCAATGAGTATGAATACTATGATATCCACCACCATCTTTTGAGAATTCTTGTACCCATAATTCTCTAACAGCAAGTGAATAATTTTTTAAATCATAACCTTGTTCATCTAAAATTGAATAAGCTCTTTTACATATAAAATGTATAAATTTAGAAAAATTTATATCATTTTGTAATTGTATAGAATGATGAACCAATCCAAAATCTTTATTATTAATAAAATTTATTTTATTTTTTTCTCTTGCTTCTTCTATGTAGGGATCAGATAATAAATTTAAACTATTTAGCCAAGAACTATCTTCTTCTGCATATATATTAGTTTTAAAAAAACTAGATTTCATTCTGCTTCTATTTTAGTATCTTCATATGTTGTTTTATTAGCAATATCTTTATTAAATTTTAATTGCCAATCTGCTACCATTTTTACTAATCCGTTTCCAAAATGTCTTAAATTTTCATCTGAAAAATGTAATTTTCCTTTTCTAAAAAGAATTAATCTTTCTTTCCAAGAAAATTCTATGTCACATGAACCATCTTCATATTGTTTAAATATCATATTGTTCCTCCACGTAATGATCTTGTTATTCCAAATAAAGGTCTTTTATCTTTACGCCATTCTTTATGAGGACCATTTTTATCTACATAATGTAAGAAAGTTTGAGCATGCCAATCTCCTTTAAATTCTTCTCTCCAATGTACTAAATCACATCCAAGATAAATTGCTCCATCACCAGGTTCTAATTCTATTTCTGCTCCATCAATAAATATTGGCCATTTAGTTCCATCTGATCCTAACATTACTGTAATACTTATTTCACATGCTGGTTTATCAGTGTGTTTTTGTAAATCAGAATTTAATGTATACATTCTCCAAAAAGCATATGTTGGAAATAACTCTAAACCGGTTTCTTTTTGCATTAATTCTAATTTATTAACCATTAAAGATTCCATTACAGGATCACCGTAAAAATAAGTATCATTATTATCATTTTGAACGTCATCAAAAGAATCAAAATTTAATCTATGCTTAATTCTACAATAATCTTTTAATAAATTAACTTCTTCTTTTGTTAAAAAGTTTTTAACTAATTTATATTTAAAATTTCTAATAGATTCCATAAGATAAAATAATTCTAGGTGTTAAACCAATTGCTTTATGTAATTGATTTTTTTTAATAGATAATAAATCTCCTCTTTCCAAAATAAATTCTTCATTATCTACTTTATATATTGTTTTACCATATAAACCAAGTATAAATACATCATACTCATCTCTATGAGTAATGCTTTTATTTCCAGAAGTAAATGAAAAAAATAAAAATAAATCTGATTTTTTATTTTCTTTATTAAAATTATTATTTAATAATTGATACATATCTTTAAAAAAAACATCATTTTCAACATTTTCTATTTTAAAAACTGATTCTAAAATAAAATTTTCAAGCCAATTACTTGAAATTTTTGAACTTAAATTATTTCTATCTAATAAATTAGATACAAAATTAAAATCTATTTCTTCTTTAAAAGAACAAAAATTTTTAATTAGAGTGCCCATGCTACTACTGAATATCTTTTTCCTTTCGTTACTGGTTTAACAGTGTGTGGATATAAAAAATTACTTGGCCATATAATCATTCTATTTGGTTGTACTTCTATTTCCCATTCTCCAGATCCGTCTGGATTTCTAAAACAAAGATTACCTCCTTCATAATCATTATTTAATAATAATATACAACTCATAGTTCTTGGAATTCCTGCAAAATGATCTACATGCCAAGTATAAAAACCAGAATTTTCATATTTTAAAATTTCTATATCAAAAATATTTTTATACTCATAATCTAAAATATTAGCATCAAATTTATATTGCATTAATTTTCTATTAAAATGAAAATGAAGATAATTAAACCAATGAACATTAGACATAGAATCACTTAAGTTTGATAATGGACATGAATATGTTCTTCTAATATTAAAATCAGTTTTAGTTTCATCACCACTACCAACTTTTGTTTCTATAAAATTAGATTGATTTGCAAAACGTATTAAACGAGATAAAGTTTTTAAAGGCAAAACATTATCATATATTTTTATGAAATTTTTTATTTCCATGATTTTTTACTCCAATAATTTTCTTTATAAATATTTAATATTTTTAAACCATAAAAAATTTTATTATTTAATATATCTTTTTGTTTTCTTGATTTAAATGTCATTTTCCAAGAATCTCTTTTAAATGGTATGATTTGAACATACGGTGTTCCTTTTTTAATAGTTGTTTCTAATATTGGATACTTATCTCCATTAATAATTATAGGAAAATTAATTTCATTTGGAAAAGTATCTGTATCTACAATACCTGGAATTATTGAAAATCTATCATCCGAATTGTTTAAAGGTGGTACAAATAGACAAGAATAACCTTTAGGTGTTTTTATTTTCCACGGATTAACTATTTTATAAAAAGGTAAATTTTTATTTTTCTCAATCAAAGGAGAATTTTCTAATTGTTTAATAGAATGTATATCAATTTTAGAATTTAAATTAATAGATTTTGCATAAAGTAACTGTGCCATTTCTTGTAATCCAAAAATTGAATTAAAATCTTTATCCCCTTCTTTATTAACAATATTATGTTTTATATTAAAATCTTGTGGCATTTTTAATAAATAACCAGAAGTTAAAGAATCTAAAAAAGGCATACATCCTTTTACAGTTTTATTTTCAATAGTGTGTTCTAATTTTTTATACCACTCAGGTATATTTAATTTTATAGGAACAGGATAATCTTCTTTTAATGCAAAATAATCTTCGTGAGCACTAAATTCTATTTCTTTATAAAACATGCTAATTTAATAGCAAATTTTAAGGTAACTGTAAAGGATTTAAAGAAAGTAAATTTTGATCTTTAAAATATTGTTCTAAAGATTTTCCTAATGGATAACTAATACTATCTAAATCTAAAGATTTTAATTGATTATAATAATTATTCCAATTATTAAATAATAAATGATTTTTATTATTATCTAAAAAACATTTAATTTGATTAATAACTTTTTCAATATAATCTTGTAATTCTTGTTTTTTTGTAAATTTAAATTCATAAAAAAGATCAGCATAATTTATATTATTATTATTATAACCTTTTATAATTTTTGTTCCATATTTAACTGAATCAAAATTAGATTGTGAATCTTCAATTATTTTATAGTTTAATTTATCTATATTTAAATTATTTAAATCAGATTGATTTTCAGCTATTTTATATAAAGATCCTTCGACGTTATCTAAATTTTTATTAAAAAGAAAATATGCCATATTTTAAGTCCCGTTATTTTCAAATATAAGTAAAGCACCAGGTGTACCTGTTCCACCAGTAGTTGGTGAAGCACAAACAGGGTTTCCAGCACTACCACCAGGTCCATATTCTGCAACTATTATAAAATTTCTATTTGGATATGTAAAAGATGCTCCAGGTGCATTTCCTGAGTTTCCAGGAGCAGGTCCTGGTCCAGCAGGTCCAAGTCCACCAGCTCCACCATTTCCACCATTAACTGTTCCAACATTTGTTAAATTAGTTGCACCTCCAGTGCTTCCTGCACCATAAATTCCACCACCAGGTCCACCGCCACCTACTGAAAAAGGTTGAGCAAAAGGTTGAGTTATAGGAGCATTATAAAAACCAAATCCTCCGGCTCCACCTCCTCCTCCGCCTCTTTGGTTTCCACCACCTCCACCTCCACCTCCACCAGCATACATATAAACCCCAAGTCTATTTGTTGTTGGTGATGCAGTATGTGTTCCAGATGATGGTCCTACTGTATATCTTGTTGGTATTCCCATTCCAGCTCCTGCTGATCCAGAAGATGCAGCAGTAATACGACCATCAGCATCAACTGTAATTGAAGCTGCTGTATAAGATCCTGCAGTAACTGCAGTTGCAATTAATTGATTTGGTCCTACGGAGTTAACTGCAAGTTTTGATTGTGTAATTGTAGATTGAATAATTTGATTTGCACCAACAGAGTTAGCTGCAAGTTTAGCTTGTGTAATTGTTGATTGAGTAATTTTAATTGCTGTAACTGCATTTGTTGCAAGTTGAGATGTACCTACTGCAAAGTTTGCAATTTGTGCTGTAGCTACTGTTCCAGATAAAGTAGATAAATCTACTACTTGAATATCAGATCCATCAGCGTATAAAATTTTAATTCCTTTATCGGTAGTAGACCAAGTTTGTCCTGTACCAGTTGATGCATATTTAAATGTAACGGTAAAAGCACCTGTAGTTCCATTTGATACAATCCAAGTTTTTTCAATTCCATTTGGAACTGTTACGATTTGATTTCCTGTAATTGTTCCTGTTAATTTAATAACAGCATTTCTTGCAGTTGCTACTGCACTTTGTGTCATTACAAGAGCAGTTGTTTGAGCTCCACCTGCAATAGATATTGCTTGGTATCCTGCGATTGCTTGTTGAAGTAATACTAAATTTGTGTTTGTAACTTGACCCCATGTACCAGCATTTGTGCCAGTCACCATTAATTCTATTGCTAAATCTGTAGTGTAACTCATATTTTAGATTCCTTATTTTTTACTCTTATTAAAATATTTATCAGTTTTTGTCAATTAACACAACCCCTATATTTATGCTGCTACTTCTGTCCAAACGACAGATTGTCCAGTATTTACAGGAGCCCATGCACCTACATATAATTGACCAGTTGTTCCTGTCAAGCTGTTTCCAGTTACACTTGCAATTACATCTAATTTAGTTGCTACTGAATTTAAAGATAATGTAGCTAAATTAGTTGTTAAATTTACAGGTGTATTTAAATTTATAGTTACACTATTTAATGAAGTAGTTAATTGTTGACCGGTTACAAGCGTAGCAACAGCTATATCTATGTCTACGCTACCTAATGTAGTAGTTAGTTGTATTCCTGTTACTTCAGCATCAGGAGCAGGATCTATTGTACCTAAAGTTGATGTCAGTTGTTGTCCTGTTAATGAAACACTACCTGTTCCAGTTACAGTTTCATCTCCAAGAGATAATGTTAATTGTTGACCAGTAAGTGAAACAGATCCACTTATTATTTGTGATACAGAATTTAAAGAAGTTGTTAATTGTAATCCAGTTACGCTTACAGGAGTTATTATATCAATTGTTGAATTTCCAACAAATGTAGATAGACCAATATTTTCGGCCCAAGCACCACTGCCCCAACTACTTGATCCCCATGTTGTAGGTGTCCCAGGAGCTTTTACTGGTACGTAAACAATTTCAAATGCGCTAACGCTATTTAAAGTTGAATTTACTAAATTTGTTGTAAGAGCCGTACTTCCTGTAATTGAAAAAGAAACATTATTATTTAATGAAGAACTTAATTGTTCTCCAGTTAAAGTAATTAAGGGACTACTTAAAATAGAAACATTATTTAAAACAGATGTTAGGGATTGTCCTGTTACTAAAGCAATAGCATCATTTTCTCCACCGAACGCACCTGCACTCCAACTTAATGCACCCCAAGCTGTATTGGCCATGCCAGAATACTCCTACTAAGCTATTCTTATAATAGCCGATGTATTAGTGAAAGCTGGGAATTGAATAGTGAATGTTCCTGAAGTAGCTGTCTTATCTGTTCCAAAATTTAATACTGCAACTGCAGCATTACTAAACGATGTATTATATATCAAACAACCTCTTGCAGTTAATGTAACGTTTTGAAAAGATAAATCAGCAAAACTAGTAAAAGCAGTTGTTGATACAACTGATGTTCCAGAATTTACTAATGCTTTTCCACCCGCTGTATAATTAGTTCCAGAAGAACTAACTTGTCCATTAGTTGTATAAGAAGTAGTTGCTGCACCTAGTGTTGCAGTTGATACATAAAGAGCTAACTTAAATTTATCACCACCTGCACCTAAAGTTTTAAAATCTTGAGATGAATCTAATAGTTGTTTTTTAAAACTATTTGGTAATGCTTGTACTATAGCCATATTTGTTTCTCCTTATTGTGTTTTACGAACTATACGAGGCTCTCCATCTAGATACTCATCAGTTCGTCTTCTTCCCATTTGTTCTAATGAGAATCCTTCGATAGCTTGCTTATATCTATTTTCATAATATTGCAACATATCATTTGGACCCTTTAAAAATCCATAAGCCTCAACTAGGCAAGCATACAATAAGCCATTGGGAAATTGTTGACTTAAATATGTATTTGGAGTTGTAACCGATAATCCAGTTGGTTTCAAGATATAATTTGCTTGTACATTATAAGCTTGATCTGGAGTAGGGGCCACAACAACTGTATTTTCATCCCAGTTTGCGTAATATTTTGGTCTTCCTGTAGTATTTTCTTGATTATATTCATTTATAAAAGATACATCTCTAACATCTAAAAATGCTATATCTCCATTAGTATCAAATACCTGTACAGATCTTAAAATTAAACAATTATCCGGAACTGTGAAATACTTTTGAGTTACAACAACTGAAGCTGTTGCATATTTTCTATTATTATCAGAATCCACATCTCTTAAAATCCTAAATTCAGCATCAGAAATAAAACCATCTATAATAGTGGCTGTTAATACATTAGAATCTACTTCTGTATAATTTCTTATTTTTGTAACTAATTCTGAATATGTCATATTAAGCCTGTAAAGTTACTGGACCTGCAGAACATTGTGCTCCACCACCAGCTATATTTCCATTTGTTGCTGTACTTGTACTTAAAAAATAAAAATAATTTAAAGTATCACTTACAATACCAGATGAATCAATTTTTCCAACTGTAATTGTAAATCCATTAGCATTTGAAATATCAGTAACTCCATCAAATGATGGCACTAAATCAAATGAATCTTCTCTAGAAGGTGTACCAATAATATTAACTTGCGGTGGTCCTCTAAATCTTACGATATTACCAGTGGATCTTCCATGATCTTCTGAATAAACATTAATATAAGTATTACCAGCATATTTAGTAGTTATAAAAGGATTTGGAGTTAAAGCTACGATTACAGGTGGTTCTTGTCTATCTGGGTGTGCATATCTTAAACCTTGTGGATCAGCTGTAGTTGGTTTTGGTTCTAACTGAGGTTGTTTTGGTTCGTATTCAGAAACATGTACCCATGATCCATTCCATTCTTGAACCATTTCTTGATATGGAAATCTACAACCAGAGCGATCGGAGATCATATAAGCAAATCTACCGCTTGAGTTCTTAGACATTTGGATAATAAGTTTTTGGAGTTATGAATGAACTTGAAGAAGATCCATCACCTTCTAAAGCTCTATTTAATTCATCTTCATATAATAATTTTAAATTTTGTGTTTTTTCTGGAGCAAGTTTTAATGAAACATAATATGCAAGTCCTGCACACATACAAGGAACAAATCTATACGGAATATCTGTTGCATTTGTATAAGCTCCAACATCTTGAATTCTTTTAGCATAGTAATATTGCATTACGTTATTTACCTGTGCTGCTCCTGGTGTCAGATATAAAGTAATTGTAATTTTATCTATAAATCTTTGTACGTAATATTGTGTTGGCTGACCTTGAGAATATTTAGATGATAGTCCACTGTAAGCTGATCTATTAATTTTAGTAAGTGGAAAATCAACAACTGGTGTTTGTTCTGTATTTCTATAAACTGCTTCTAAAATATCATCTGGTCCATAAGTAATAGAATTATAGTCATATACAGTTGCATTATCTGCATGAATCGCAGCAGTTGTGCTGTTGGCACCTCTAGTGCAACCTGTAATTTGATTAGAACTTGTATTAGTTCCTGTATAAGTAATTTGCTCAGTTCCAATTAATAAAGTTCCAGTTGTTGGAAACTGCCAAACTGAATCTAATGTAATTGTAGTTTGAGATGCTGTAATTGCATTATCTAAATAACTAAGTGTTCCATCTGACGTTCCATCAGATTGTGATCTATAAATAGTATAGGTAGACTGACCTTGGATCATGGAAATAGTATTACTTGCTACTTCCCAATAATGAAGACCTCTGTTTGCCCATTCTTGGAACATTATATTTAGAGATCTTCTTGTAGATTCTAAATCTTGTCCAGTTCTTGGTGCAGACAAACCAATCCTTTCGTAAGCCTCTTCTATAATTTTATCTATATAAAAGGTCTTTTCAAAAGTTGTAGTTCCAGAAGTAGTGTTAGCCATTTAGCTTCTCCTACGCTGTTAATCCAGGTCCAGAATATTTATCTGTTAGTAATGTAACTGCCTTAATATTAGTAAGGGTAGAAACATAAATACCTTTTGGAAAAGGAATTCCATCTTCTGGAAAATTTAAATTAATAACATCACCACTTGGAACATCTGCTGTAAACAGATTTGATCCTGATTGACTAGTTGTTGTTAATTTTACAATTCCAACGCCTGAACTATTTGATGCAATAATAATTCCTCTTAGTCTTACTGGAGGTGCTACTACTGCAGTAGAAGTACTTGCTGTAAATCTAGTTGCTTGTATATCACTTTTATAACTCATTTTTTTCTCCGTTAATTAAGGAGCTCCTAAGAGCTCCTTAAAATAATTAATTAAGATGTTGCAATGTCAGTAGTTGGAGCATTCATTCGCTTCCAAGTAGTTCCATTAGAAAATGCATATCCAGGGTTTCCTGCGATTCCATTAGATACGTAAATCATAACACCTGTGTTACCAACTGCACTTAGAGTTTCACCTGAATTTTGTCCACTTGCAATTTGCACAAGTGAAGTAGATGAATAAGACCAAGCAACTGCTCCGCCTTGTTCTGTGTCATTCTCTGGGTTTGTTGAATTAACATTTGGTCCACCGATGAATCCACCGATTGCTACCACTGGTCCTGTAAACGTTGTATTTGCCATAGTTATGTTCTCCTAGTTATTCCAATACCGTCTCTAGGCCGTCGACTATACGCGTCGATAGTGGAAAGTTAATGTATAGTGATTAAGATATAGCTGAATTTATTAAATAGCGCAAGGGATACCTGCATCGAAAATCTACTTTTCGGATATAAATAGCTAGATTTAGCTAGCTACAGAAAACTCAGGAGCCGACATCTCTACCTTAATTTGTCTATAAGCTATTTCAGCTTCAGACGCTTTAATCTGGTTAATGATTTCACGAATTTTTTCGTCAATCTTAACCATATCAAGAGTATAAATTCCCTCTTGAATGTAGTGTTGCTCCCAATCAAGTTCTAGGGCTCTCTTCTTTGTGTAAAGAGCTTGAACGTGATTTATCATCTACGATCTCCTCATAGGTTATCCAGCATTTGTCTTTAGCAAAAGATCTCATGCTGTCTTTGAATATTACCCCATTTTGTCCTACTTTGTCAAGGATAGCCTGTTCTATATCTTTCGCTGTATCTTTAGCTTCAATATCAAAATCAGCTTTATAACCATATGCTCTAATTTTAACTTGAAACAATTTTGTCATAATTCATTCTTTCTAACATATCTAAGGGGTCTCATAAAGAGACCCCTTAAATAAAAAATGCCTATTTATTAAGCACCTGGTGAGCCAAACATACCTCTAGGGTCAGACCAGCCGAAGCTGTATCTTTCTCTAGCTTTGTATCTAACGTTACCAGTATCAAAATCACCTTCCATAGACGTTTTGATAGCTGCTCTTACGAACATCTTCATTCCGTTTGGAACATCTGTTTTGATAAAGAATGCATCAGAATCAGTTAAGAAATTATTCACAGTATAACCTTGTGGAATCATTCCCATGTTTTTGATTGCATTGATATCGTTATTAGCAGTACCAGTTCTACCTTGAGACGCCATTAATCTGTCCGCAGTGAATTGTAACTCACTAGGGATAATTAATTTAACACCTCTTGCAGCAATCTTTAAACCACGTTCATCAGTGAACGCATTGATATCAATCAATGACTGTTCTAATGAAGTTTCGTTTAAGTCCGCAGCAACTGCTAGTTTATTTCTAAATGAACCAGCAATAGTAGGATGGTCGGAAGCCAATAAAGGAGATCCGTCGCCACCTGGGTAACTAGTTGAAAACGCATTATTAAGTACGTTAGCCGCAGTTACTTGCTTAGTGTTTGCCATAGATCTTGCTAAAGCCTTTGTATATCTAGACGCAAGTCTATCATACAAGTTATCTTCAATCGCTTCTTCAGTGATTGAGAAAGCAAGCGCTATAGTGTTATGTGTATATCTAGCAGTGAAAGTTTCTTGAGCATTGTCAAAAGTCACTCCAGAACCTTCTGGCTTAACTTGAGCATTTGCGAAACCTGATAACATAACTTCTTCTTCAAAAGCTCTGTCAGAAGTTTCAGTGTCAAAAATTTCAACATGCTGATTTTCATAACGTTTGTACTCCAGGCCGAATAGTGCATTCAATCCTGGTTCTAGTTCTTTAACTAGTTGTCCTCTTGATATAGCCATATTCTTATACTCCTGTAGATGTTAAGAACTGATGTTTGTTAATTCTAGTCACTAACACAACGTGTGATTGAGTAAGTAGATTATCACCAGTATCTTTTGTTGTACCAAGTACCTGTAGTTGAAGAGTGTTCGTTGTGTTCAACGTCGACGCATTCAATCTACTTCTAGATACGTAGTTTGCTGAGTCCCCAGCTAGATAAGTTATATTCGCATTTAAGAATATATCTGTTTGGGCACCGCCTGTTGTTTTATTAGATCTGATCTCAAATCTTTCATAAGGATCGTCACTTACGAATGCAACAATATCACTTGCTGCAACGCTAGGAACATAATTCCTCCATGTTGGTTTTTGAGTCGTTGGATCAGTATAGAAAGATCCGTTAAGTGAACCTAATAGTGTGTCTGAAGCTGTCGCAACTGCTATAGTTCCAGTGTTTACTGCTTTCACAGCATCATTGAAATATATAATAGTTGGGCTTGAAGCCACTACGTATTCACTTAAACCTTGAGCATCTCTATTTTGACCAACTTTACCAATCGGTCTAAGACCGAAGCCTACTGAGCTTCTATTAGCCATTTGTTTTCTCCTTGTTTAAGTTTTTATTACCTTGTTGGTATTGCCAAAAAATTACTTTTTGTTCGTACCACCAAAAGTTACACGAGTCTGCCTCTCATTATTGATAGGCATACTTGGATGTTGATCCTTATAAAGGTCGTTATCAATTGCTTCTTCGCGAGCTTCAATTTGTTTCCTAAAATAAGCTTCACGAGATTTTGCAACCTCTTCCGGTATCCTTGCCAACACAAGGCCACCAACTCCGATTACTCCCGCGTATTTACCATCTTTGACTTCAGGGTAAATAGATCCAGGATACTCATCGGCTCTTACGAGCTCCCATCCTGATCTAATTTTACCAGTCATATTTTTGGTATCGTCGAAGCCTAAAACTTCAGTACGAATCCATCTATGTCTAAAGCCTTCTGGTGCCGGCGGTGCATCTAAAGATGACGGTGGAGTCCAAGTTGTAGGTCTCTTTTCAGTAGATCTAGTTTGGCTCGCACGAGGGGTCTTAATTGTTTTATTTTTTTCCATATGCATTTACTCCTTCGTGATTATATGTTTCGCATATTCTTCAAGTGGCACACCTAATTTTTTAGCAATAGCTACTTGAGAAGGCGTGAGTCTCACAGTTTTGCGATTACTGTTTTTTCCACTTCTATTAGCCGAAGCTACATTTTGAACTGGTTTTGCAGTGATCGTTTGTGATGCAGTTGTAGCAAATTTATGGGGAAACTCAAGTCTTATTCTTTTATCAATTTCCGCATAATATTCGTCACTTTGAGCATCATATCCTTCTTCATCCACAAGTTTCTTGTGTAATCCAAAGGCTGTGTATGTCATTGCCTCATCTTGTCCAAACCATGTATTTCTACTTGCCCAATTTTGAGCTTTCGGATCTGGATTGATAGGTTGTTCTTGTTGAACAGCTTGTTGTTGATTTAACTGAACTTTAGGTTCAATTTCTTTTGTTTCTGATTGTCTAGCTTTAAGATCAAGAAGTCTAGCTTCTTCATATCCTAATTTAGATATCTCAGTTTGTGCTGCGATTTCAGCTTTTAAATCACCATCTAATCTAGCTTGTGCTAATTTAGCAGCAGCAGATTCAACAGATGATTTTATTCTTTTTTCCATTTCAGATACATAACCAGTATCTAATTTGGTAAGGCGTCCAGCTAGAGAATCTTTCTCAACTTGGATTTTACGTGCATAGTCAATAGCAGCTTCACGCTGTCTTTCAGCTTCACGCATTTTCTTTGTTAATTTTGCTATTCTCTTCTTAACACCTTCACTGTAATCTTCTAATTCTTTCTTGTTATCTGTATCTTCAGAACCTGGTCCTTGGTCCTTGTTTTCTGTATCTTGTTTATCTGCCTTAACATCAGATTGCTCATTAGATTGCGCAACTGTGTCAATGGACTTAACGTTGTCTTTTTCATTTGATACTTCTATATCGTTTGATTCAGGTTGCTTAACGTCTAATTCGACCTCGGCTCCTGGACCTGAAGTATCTATGTCAACTGTATTTTCATTTTTGTTTTCTGGCATAGTTTTCTCCTATGTTTATATATAGTGAAGTACATCTTCAGGATTTTTAATTGTCCCTAAGACTTCATCGTCATTTAATAGACGAACTTCACCGCCTTCAATTGGAAGTCTTGAACCCGCATAACGAGCAAAGATCACCCAATCTTTTTCCTTGCACCAAGGGCCTGTTGGATATTTTTCTTTATCCAAATAAGCTAATGGTCCAATCTTTAAAACATAACCGCAATTAGTTGCGATCCTTGCTTTGTCTAAAGATTCCTGTGATATAATTAATCCACCTGCAGTTTTATCTTTAGGTGTAAATGGTAATACTAATAACCTCCAACCAGATGGTTGTGGTAAATTATCAATTAAAGATTCAGTAATATTTTCTGCTCTTACTGTTTTATCTTCAACTTTTTTATCTTCTTCTTTATATTTTTCCTCAAGACCTAGGTTTATCTTTGGTACTTCCTTTTCCGATGTCAACAACGTTTCCTTTATCATCTTTTCGCTCCTTTTCATTTAGCAGGTTAGAGATTTCCTGAATTACTGTTTGATAGGCATTTGCCTGTCCTTGCATATACTTGTATTTTTCCATATTGTCAACATTACCAGATATCATGGCATCACCAATACCTTGGTATTGCTCCCTAATAAACTTTTGTAATTTGCTTAAAAACGTAACTGCATCCATTTCTTTCTCCTTTGTTTGTTATATTAACAATTCCACTTACGTAAAGATTTATTAATCCTTGAATTAGGATCTCTTGCCGTCTTAGCTGATGTTAATTTTTTTTTCATGCCTTTCATTCTAGCACAAAATGATTTTCTTCTTTTAGCAGATTTAGAACCTGGTTTCAACTTACTAGGTTTAGTAGTTACTGCCATTGATAATTTTGATCCTGGATTTGCAGCTCTATAAGATGCAATACCTTTTTTATTTAATCCACCTGATTCAGATTTACCTTCTTTACGTTGCCATGCTGGTGTTGATCCTGATGCAAATTTACGTCTTACAATACCTTGTCCTCTTAAAGAAATATCACCCATATTAATACATCTTAGTTCTTTTAGTTTTAATAACTTTTCCTTGTCCTCTACTTACTAATCCACCTTCTGCATAATGTTCAACTGGATTATATTCTCTTGTTGAATCTTCAGGATGTAATGAATTTAAATATTCAAATGCAGATTCTTCATCTGTCATTTCTTTGTATTTTTTATTCATTTCTTCTTCAGATTTTTTAAATCTAGCTTGTCTTGCTCGTTCTTCTTTGTAATATTTATTACTCATACTAATCCTCCAGATCTCATATCTTTTCTATTTGTAAATGTTGCAACATTTTTAGGTTTAGGTCCAGTGTTTCCTGCAGCTCTTTTTCTTGCAACTGCTGAACGTCTTTGACCTTCTGACATTGATCTAGCTTTAGCTAATGGAACACATTTTGGATAGCCTTTTCTTTTTTCTCCTTTTGATCTTCCACAAGGAGCATAAGATCCATCTTTTCTTTTAGATCCAATATCTACCCATTTTTCTGCAACCCATTTTCTAAGACCATTTGCCATGTTAATATTTTTTAGTAACCTTTCTTCTATCTTCCATAACAGCTCCACAACCTTTGGCAACACCACCTTGTTTATAATTGGATACCATTTTTCTTTGTTGTGAAATACTTCCACCCATAGCTTTTTTCTTACGTCCACCTGGAACTATTTTTCCAGAACAAACTGCTGAAGCATACATATTTGCATATGCGCTTGGATAAACTTTAAATTTTCTTTTAGCCGCTGCTTTTCCTTTTGGACAAAGTTTAGCCATTAATAACCTCTTTTTGCAACTTTTGGAAAACCTTTTATTAATCCACCTTTTGCTTTTTTAACCATTTTTCCAGATGAAGTTTCTCTATATCCCTTTTTCTCTAATCTTGTTTCTTTGGATTCCATTTTTTTGGCTTCTTTACTTTCATGTGCCATTGATTCATCTTTTGCTTTTTTCTTAATCATTCCACCCTTAGCTTTTCCATCTCTCTCTTTTAATTTTTCAAGGAGTAAAGGATCTTCTAATTGTTTTTTAAAGTCTTCCAAATCTTTTTTTTGCTGTTCTTCTAGTTTTCTTCCAGCAGGTCCTCTTAATCTAATTCCATCCCCACCGAAATCAGCCATTACTTCATTCCTTTTAAGGTCATAGCTAATCTAGCACGTTTACCAGTTACTCCTGATTTTTTTGCTGCAGCTTTTAATTTAGACATTGGTATTTTTTCACCTTTTTTAACTTTTAGAGTAGCTCTTAAAGAACCAGGTTTTTTAATTGCTGATTGAATCCATTTAGATCCACCATCTTTAAAAACACCTCTTCCTTTTAAAATATCAGCTTTAGTTATTTTCCCATCTTTATTTAAATCTGGAAAAGAACCTCTTGCTAAACCAACTCTTGCAATACCAGTTCCTCTTTTTTGTATTCCAAGTCCAGCCATTATCTTTTTCCCTTCATCATTTTGCCTTTTTTCTTCATAGGCATATCTTTAGTCATCATATCTGCTTTTTTAACTTTGCCACCTTTTTTAAAAGCAGCTCCTATACCTTTAACTGCTATTCCACCACCTTTAAAAGCAGGTCTTGGTCTTTGTTTATAATCGTTTCTCATTTTTTCTCCTTAACCATTTTCTTGGTTGTTTGTCGGCTTGTTAGACATCGTTCTTGCAACCGACTCTGCTGAACGACCAATCACATATCCGCCAAGTCCAACATTTAATAATGTCCAAACATCGCCGGGTAACTCAAAGGTTATAACTGCACCCATGAATACTTTAATAACAGGTCCAATAACATAATTCCATACCAATATAAAGATTAAAACATACATTAATAGAGGTCTCCAAGAAGATGCAAACCATCCAGCCTTTGCTTCAGCTTCAATAATTCTTGATGCTGCTTGTAATTCTTGTGTATGAGATTGTAATAACTGAGTTTGCAGTTGTGCTTTTAATTTTTCTTGAAGATCTTTATCAGGAACTGCTTTTTCAATTGTATTAAATAAAATTTTAGCGAGAGGAGCAATAGCACCTAGCATTGGTAACATGATTTAAAACCACTTAGCTGATCTTCTTTTTTCTGAAAGAATACTTCCTTGACCTTGTACTTCTTGAATTTGTGTTTCTGAATTGCTTGACATCTCAACATCAACTCCACCAACTAAATATCCTTGAGAGTCAGTAAATTTTGAATGATCAACTTCTTTTATTTTTGAAGCTGGAGAAAATGTTTTAGTTGAATTAGCTAAACCGCCTACTGCCATTTTTTTTCTAGACATTCCTGCTTCAGATAAAGCAATAGCGATTGCTTGTTTAGGATTTTTTACTTTTTTAGAAGATCCGCCAATGTTAAGTTCGCCTTTTTTGAACTGTCTCATTACTTTACTGATCTTTTTTTGTTTTGAATTCATTTTCATAGCCATATGTATACTCCTTTTTTGTTATTTAACAATATTTATTGTATTTTTTTATTTGTATTAGAAAAATGTTGTTTTGCAATAGATGTTGCTGCTCTTAATTCAGCCAAATCTTCATTTTGTTGCAGTTTTTCTTGTGTATTCATCTGATTCATCATGGCTCTCATCTTATCTAGATTGATTCTTTGCTCACCTTCTTGTTTTTTTCTAGCATTTTCTTGAGCCTGTAAGTCTAACTCTCTGGCTTTTAATGCAGCTATAGGATCATTATCAAATTGTGATGTAATTTTCTTTTCTTCATCCATAAATTCACCCATCATTTCAGCAATTAGAATTGCTTTTCTAGATTCTAACTTCATTTGAAACTGTTGTACCTGTGCTTGTACTTGTGGACTTTGTAAAGCTTGAGGATTTTGAGACATCATTTGTATTTGTTGTAACTCTTGTGCAAATTCTAATTCAACTTGTTCTAAAGCCATTAAAGAAATATGTTCAAATATATTTTTCTCTAATGATCCAACTATCATAGGATTATTTTTTGCAATGTTAGTAGACATAAAACTTAAATGTGCAGTAATGTGAGCTCTATGATCTTGTCCTCTGAATGCTTGAAATGGTTGTCCACCTAATGCATCAATATGTTCTAATGCAGGATCTTTAGGCATTGGTTTTGCAGGTTGAATTAAAATCTTATCAATATCTTTTACACCTAATGCTTCATACATCTTTCTATAAATTTCATACAAGTTATGAATTTGTGGATTAGATTGAGCAAGTTGTAATTCAGTTTGTGCTAAACTAATTCTTTGTGTTTGAGAAAATATATTTGGATCAGCAACTGGAACGATATCTATTCTATCATCAAAGTCTGCTTGTTTAATATTTTTTTGTCCACCAACAACATCATATGGATATTCATTTGGTAGATATAATTTAAATACTCTAGATAATAATTTGAATTCTTGTTTTAGTGATGAGTATAATCGTTTATGAATAGCAGACATTGTTCTGCTTCCTCTTTCAAGTAAAGCTACAGTTGTACCAACAGCTGCTTGTTGATTACCATCACCTACTTGCATATCAGCAATAGATGCAAATCTTTGACCAGCAGAAACAACTACACCCATTAATTGTAATAAAGTTTGAGAAGGTTCTTTGTATGGTAAAGTCATAAATGCATCTCTAAGGTTTCCACCTGGAGCATCTACATCTCTCCATTCACCTGGCTGAATAGATTGAGCATCATCTCTAATTCTAATACCACGCATTTTAAATCCTGCTGGTAAGTTAGATAAAGTTCCTGCATCAATTAATTGTCTAAGTGCAGAAGTTGCAGTTCTAGATAATCCACCAATCATATGGATTAATCCAAAACCATAAAATCCTAAACCTGGTAAGAATTTAAAGTGTATAAAATATTGAATCTTATTTTTTTTAGGATCACCTATTTCGTAGTTTCTACGAATAGATAGAATTTCACGAGAGCCTTCTTCTATCGTCACAATATAAGGAAGTTTAATTCCAGTCATTTCCCCGTTGGGATCACGATCTTCAAAGCCCTCGAGATCTAAGTTTACATGACATTCAATTAAAGTAAAGATATCTTCGTAACCTGATTTAGTTATTCCTTCAATTTCTCTTTCTTTTGATTTTACATCATCAGCTTCTGTTGTTGAATCATCACTTGGTAGTAAATCTAAATCTCTATAGAATCCACCTACTTGTTGTTTTCTTAGTTCATTTCCAGAAATTTTTAATACATGCATTATAGCTTCAGCATCATCTAATGATGTTGCTGAGTATGGAACAACTAAATCTTCTGCTGGAACAAATTTAGATACAGCTCTTCCAAGTAAATCATCATAATAAACTTTTTTAAATGTTGATCCTGATAATGGTAAATAAAATAACATAGTATCAAACTCTGGTTCATATTCTTTCATGACATCCATAATTTGATAGTTCATAAAATCTTTAACACGTGTTGCTTGATCTTCTTTTTCTCTAGAAGAGTTTCCAATAATTTGAGTTCTAACAGGTCCGTCTGCTGGTAATAATTCTTTATAAGCTAATGCTTGAAATTGTGTTACTGCTTCTGCAAGAACAGGATGTGTTGCACCCGATGCACCTTGGAATGGTTCTGTTCTTTGATCATATTTAAATCCAAGTAGATCCAAACCCTGAGTATAAGTTTGCTCCCAATCTTGTCTTGAATTTTTGTAATCTAAATAGTTTTGATAAAGTTCTGAACCTAATTGTCCTAAAATATTTTCTGGTAATAATTCTGCTAAGTTGTCAAAATGGTTTACACTTTCACCAGCGCTAAATGCACCTGGATCAAAATTAATTTCAACGCCACCATCTGCTGTTGGTGTAACTTCTGTATTTCCTACACTTGGAATAGACTCTTGAACATCTACAATCTCTTCTGTTGCAGCTGCAGGATTTTCTATCTCAATTGTATTTCTAACTTCGTTTGGTAGTGACTTGTCTATTGTTGCCATTTAATTTCTCCGAACTTACTATCTTAACCTTATTATATGAAACATTCAAGCCCTGTGGGTTAGGTCCTGATTTAGGTGGTATAGTTCTTGTTAATCTTTTCATTAAACTGGTAATCCTAAATTAATCCTTAATTGTCTCATGTATGCATCCATAGTTGGATTACCTGTATCAGGATTATATGTTGGTGCATATTGTTGTATTGTTGCAATACCTCCACCATTATTAGATGGACTTTGAGTATTTGATTGAACTGATGTTGATTCTTGAGTGCTATCATCTGGACCTGTTACACCTCTACTAGCTGCACTTATTGCACTACTAATTGCATTTGCAACCATCCCTGCAACGGGACCTGCTACTACTCCAACAGCAGTTGCTACTGGATTGTTTACTGCATTTGCAATTGCTGATTTCATAGCGTTTGAAACTGTACCAACTACTCCTTCATCTGAACTTGTTGCAGCAGATGTTCCACTAACTCCACCTGTTCCTTCTTCTCCTCCAGGACCTGATCCAACTCCAGTACCACTTGTACTATCTCCTGATCCTCCAACTCCTGCTGAATCTCCTGTTCCTACCCCTGCATCTCCTGCGGAAGAAGCTCCTGCTCCATCATCTCCACCAACACCACCACCTGACCCACTACTTGATCCTTCTCCGTCTCCGTCTCCAGATCCATCTCCAGATCCATCTCCTGATGATCCTCCATCTCCACCGCCACCGTCTCCGCCACCTTCAAATTTTTTTCTTTTAGTTTCGTTTAAAATATATTTTATTTCTTCTTCAGAAAAACCTAAGCCTTTCAAATGTTTTGAAAAATTTTTATCGCTATAATTAGCCCTTTTATCAATCATATTAATAATATGTTCTATTTACTCTTGGAGTAACTTCATCTTTATAGTCTTCTGGATGAGAAATCAACCCGCCTTGTCTAAATCTCATTAAGGCTTGTGTTGTAGAATCTACTAAATCGTCATTATCTCCATGTGGAAATGCAGCACATTCTTCAATAACTTCTTGTGCAAATTGTTTATTCTTAGGTGCCCATATCTTTCCAGATTCAAATAAAGGTGCAACTGAATTAACTCGTGCATGTTTATCATTACCTTTTGATGGTGTGTAATTAACAACTGGTATTCCCATTTGTCTAAGTTCATAAGTTAGTGGAAGTCCTGAAGCTTTAGCCTCAACTAAAACAGTTTCTGGTTTCCAATACATATATTGTTCGTGAGCCAGGCGCCTTAGTTCAGGGAACTCCACACGCTTTTTAATAGCATCTAATAATATTAAATTTGGACCAGAATCTTGATTTGGATAGAATACGCCCCAAGTAGTTATAGCTGAATAATCAGCAGTTTCTTTTTTCAAAAATGCAGTATCGTAAGATTGAATCACATGTTCAATTGGAGGTACATAATCTTCTTCCCAATCCTGCCACCATTCTCTTTTGATAATGGCCCCTTCTTCTGATGTTGGGTTTTGCATATACTGAGCATTCCATTTTGAAATACCAGCTGAAGCTTTAACTGCTAGTAAATCTTCTAACTTCCAATACTCTGGCCATACAGGTTTTCCACTTGGCAGTATTGCTGGAAACTCTACTACTTCCCATTTGTCAGCTTTGTCTTCTGATCCTTGGGCCTTGATCAATTGTGCAGTTAAATCTTTTGTTGACCATCTGGTCATAACTAAAACAATACGTCCGCCAGGTTGCAATCGCTGACGTGGACCTGATGTATACCATTCATACGCTTTATCAAAAGCAGTTGATGAATTAGCATCTTGCTCTGAATGAGGATCGTCGATGATTAATAAATCAGCACCCCTACCGGTCACCGCACCTTGGACCCCGACAGCAAAGTATTCACCGCCTTTATTAGTTTCCCAACGACCTGCTGCTTTTGAATCTTCTTGTAATCTTGTATCAAATATTTCTCTATACTCAGCTGAATCAATTAAGTTCTTAGCTTTACGACCGAATCTAATTGCAAGTTCTGCAGTATGGGTTGCTTGAATAATTTTTAATTTAGGATTATTCCCAATCATCCAAGCAGGTAAAAAGTATGATGCAAATTCTGATTTAGTATGCCTTGGTGGCATATTGATAATTAATCTTTTTAAATCACCAGATAGTAATCTATTAAATTTATCTGATATTGTTTTATGATGATTACCTTCAATAAAATCTGGCCAAATATATTTTACAAATGTTAAGAAATCAGAACGTATTTCTCTATTTTTTACTTTATGAATTTTAGTTAAAAGATTTAATTTCCAATCTTTTCTTACATTAGGATCAGTAATGTTATCAATTTTTTTTAAAATATCTTTATTAAGCATAATATAATTATGGTACCTAAATTGTTTTTAACACCCCCTGGAGTACAAATCCATAGATAATTTTATAACCTATAGGGTCCCCTTTGATGGTACCTTAAACATTTTTTACCCCTCCCCCCATCTCAAGAAAAAAGTAATTTTCAAACCCATAATGAATTTATTAACTATGACTGTGTAAATCCTAGACTAAAGGGTATGTCTGGGACCCCTTTATTTGATTTACACTCTCCCCCCTCCTTAGAATAAAAGTAATTTGGAAACCCATTGGGACCTCTATGTCATCGGGGGTGGGGCCCGCCCACATGTAT